ATCTACACCGTAGATTTGACCAATCTTACCAGTCTTAATCGCATCGCCATTACCAATGAACTGTTGCTCAGTGAAACGGTTGATACCTAACAAGTCGTTAGCTGCGATAGGTGGTAATATTAAAGCACGTGAGTCCATAGGAACATCAGCGTTATCTAGTGTAAGAATCATCTTACGGATACCAGCATCAGTAATATCAGAAGCATTAGATGAGTCACCTGTGTACACAGTTGTACCTGAACCACCAATTACTGCCGTCTCCCAAGCTGACGCCCCAGTACCACCTACAGTACCACCTTGTAAACCTTCAAGTAGAGCGAATAAGTCATCATCAACTTGAGTAGCTAGTGCGTGACCAGCATCGTCAGTGTAGAACTTACGCATTGAAGCAAGTGCTTGAACCTCTGCGATGTCCTCGATTAACTTCGAGTATTCGTAGTGGCTGTTAATTGAAATATCAACTACTGAGTTAGTAGCAGCTGAAAGTGTAACTTGTGTATTAGCTGTTTTAGCAGAAGCTGAACCACGATTAGGTTTTGGAATGTGAATGGTGTCACCTTTCTTACCTTTGTGAGACATCTTTGTAACTAAGTTTGCTAAAACTAAGTTTGATTTATAAGAACCAATAACTTCATCCGACCATAGTTCAGGAATGAAATTATTAGCAACCGCAGCGGTAGTATTATTAGTACCTAAGCCCATATTATTTCTCCTTATTGAGTTTTATTATTTAACACGACCCTCAGCATAAGCCAATTGAATCTCATCTGACAAAGCAGCATATCGACTCGGGTCTTTCATTTGTAGGTCAATTAAATCAGACCTACGATACATCTTTTTACCTCCAACAGAATCACCTGAGGAACGAGTTTCTGAGCTAGTTTGTCGCATTGCTTTCTGTCTAGTCTTCTTTTGTTCTGCTTTGACCTCTTTGGTCTTATCAATCATAGATATTTGTTTCCAAGTACCTAGTAATTCATTAGCAGCATCAAAATCATAACTAGCATCTGCTTTGCGGAAAAGCTCAGTGCGTATAGCACTCTTACCTACCCACTCTTGAAAGCTACTATCACCAACAACATCCATAAAGTCAGGATGTGCCGCCTCTAGCTTTGTTAAATTAGCCTGTTGAGCTGACTTAACGTTACCTTCTCTAGCCTTGACAATCTCTGGATGGTTTTCTATCGCTGAATTTACTGCCTTAGCAGGGTCATCATAGAAAGTATCCTCGAAACTGACAGGTTCTTCCGTTGTTTCAGTAGTTTGATTCGCTTGAGTTTGGGCTTCCATCAGCTGTTGTATCAATTGCCTCTGTTGTCCAACCTCTTGACCTTGCTTACCTAATACCTTCTCGGCATTTTGGTGCATATTTATCACATCTTCTAATGTCTTCCCAGCATACTTCTCAGGTGGTACATATTCAGACTCAGTTGGTGTTTCTACCGCTTGTTCCTGAACATCTTGTGTAACTTCCTGTGTTTCTGTTACCTGTTCTGCCACGTTTTCCGATGGCGTATCTACTACTATACTCATTTTATGGTCTCCGCCCCGTAGGGTTATGAAGTTTTAATTATGATGGGTTTGTTTCCAAGTTATCCATCGCTAGTTTAGTCGCACTTTCTAAGCTTAATAATAAACCTAGTTGTTGCAACTGACCCTTAGCGTGCCAAAGGTCTTTCTCATCGTTCATAGTGTCAACGTCTCGAACACTATGTTCTATGTTCTTTAATTCTTCCATCAGGTCTAGCCAGCCTTCTGACTCGAACATTTCTAACCTATCTTTTAAGAACTGCTCGTCTGTCTTCATTGATAAGTTGTATTAATAACTGCTTTAGTTCCAGCTTCTCTAGCTTTAGCTAAGTTTAAAGCTGTCTCAGAACGTAGATGTTCTACTTCTGGAATGTTTCTAGCTGTCTCAGAGTTCTTATTAGCAATATCTGCCTTAGTTTTCTCTAATCCGATAGCTTCTTTTTGTAATTTAAGTATCTTCTCTTGGATTTTAATCTCATCTGGTGCCTTCTCTTGAGCCTCTGCGTACCACTTAGCGGCTTTAGCTTTCTCTTCTTCAGCCTCGGCTTGAGTTTTAGCAATATCAGCTTGAGCTTGCTCCATTTGAAGCTGGATACCCATCTGTTGAATCTGTTGTTGTTCAGGGTTAGGTTGCTGCCCTGCCATAAGTTGTTGAACAATCTGGTCTCTATTATGAATAGATGAGTTTTGCATCATTGATAACAGAATAACGTTAAACGCAGGTGAATCTTTAGGAATTGCTTGCAACATTTGTACCATTTGAGTCATCTCTAACTCTTTAGCCATAATACCCATAGTTGAGTAAGGTACGAACTTGTAATCAGCCACAGGATAACGTTCAACATCAAACTGAATCTTACGCCACATTGATTTATTAATCATTGGGATTAAGAAAGTGTTCTGGAAATTCATTAATGTACGCTTCTGACGTTTAATTGAAGCACTTTGTGCCATAGACATACCAGAAGATGTAGCTCTATCAGCAGTACCAACGTCAGCTGAGCCAGTACCCATCTGAATCATATTCTGTAATGAGGCAACCTGGGTAAATGTTGATTGGTCTGTAGTTCCCATATCCAGAGGCATTAAAGCTTCACGTGGTGAACCATTCGTTAGTACAGTCTTACCAGGTCTAACCTCAAACTTTACTCCACGAGGTAATCTAGTGGCATCTGCTGCCATCATAGGTGTAGTTGTTAGAGCTAATGAGTCAATTCTAGCTCTCATTTCAGCATCTAATGCCTTTTGAGGGTTGAAACCCTTCTCACATACACCTCTACCCCAGAATTTATTAGGAACAATGTCGTGCTGATACGCAATGAAAGGTCTATCTTCCATCATAAACGCATTTTCTTCTGCTCTTAAGATATATTCATCATTTACTAAAGTAACGACAGCTTCGACTAGCTCGTCTTTTTTAGTATATTCAAAATCGTCTTTGTCGTTACTAGCTTTTAGGAATCTTTTAGGTACTAAACCCCAATATTCCGTAATCTTGACCGAATCAGACTCATCAGCTTGCTTAATTTCAGGGTCGAAACCAAAGCGTACGGTATCATAATCACCATCAAGGGGAACATCACGATAAATACCAGACTTAATACCATCAACAACATGGTATCTCGGCTTAATGACTTCATGAGCGACACCCAGTGCCTCATTGATTGAGTTAGCGGACGGGTCAATTAAGAACTCCTTAGGTGAAATAGGCTCAACCTTCACATCAATAGAAGGTCTTTCAATTAATTGTCTAGTTGTAGCCATAGTCCCCTCAACAGGAACCTCAGCTGGTGTACGTTCTACGTTTTGTTCAACAACAATCTTAGCAATACCAGTACCATAGATAGCTGAATTAAGGAATACCTCACAAACAGCGTCTTTAACACCAGTTTTCTCTAAATCTTCTTGTAATAAGTTACGTACATACTCCGCATCTGTAGGGTCTTGGTCTAACATATCATCTTGTATGTCAAACCACTTACCTCTCCCGAAGGTAGCTTCTTCTAATTCAGCAACTGAACTCTCAACAGCTTGTTGTAGAGCTGGAGATATGATTCTTGACTTCTCAGATTCTCTAGTTCGGTCTTCTTGTAACCAAATACCACGCCAAAGACGGTAATACTCATCCCATTGTCTAACATAGTTAACATCACGGTGAGTTCTCCACCCCTCTAGTCTATATGTTAACCAAGAGGCTAAAGCTTGGTACTGTGTTTCCTTACTATCGAACATAAGTCATTGATTTCCATAGGAATTTAGCCGTAATATATCATAAAGTAAACACAATATTCAACTAATTTATGAAATTAAGTGTTAATAACCTGCGATAACGTCATCTGGCTCCCAATCATCGTTCATTTCTATGGAGTGGGCGAAGTCTGCAATGCTTACTTGGTCTATATATGACAAGGCATCCAGTAAATCATCGTGTGATAACCGACTAGGGAAGTCAAGCATCTGTGAAATGAAGAATCTCCAGTCTTTATCTTCATTAAAAGTGATTTGTTGGTGTTCCATACGACCTTGAAGTGACCAAGTTATACGTTCTGACTTCTTTTTACCACCGTGACGTAGCTCATCGATGTGAACAAAGCGATTAGTTGACCTCATTTCGTCTTCTAGGTAGGGCATTATGGCATTCTTTAAGGAACCAGTCTCAATTCCAACCGTAGTTGCCTCATTTATAGACGCAGTCTTAAGGATTTTAGTGGCAGTTTCCCGAATTGACCACCTTCCGTGTAGAATATCCTTAACCCACCACTTATCTCTATCGATTTTAACGACAGCAATAGCAGTTTCATCCAGTTTAGAGGACTTTAAACCACGTTCTTTCTCAGAAGCTTCAAACCCAGCAGGGTCCACAGCAATAACATAGTTACCTTCATCAGGTTCAGGTCCAGTTAAGAGCCACTCTTCCTTAAATATACCACCAGTAAAGGTTTCAAAGGAAGCTTCAAACTCTTGTCTAAACGCCATAGATGACATAGACCGTCTTGCAGCTTCTATTTCTTCATCTGGGATATAAGGGTTATCAGTCGAGTTAAATGAAAAAGACTCCCACTCCCCAGTATCATCCTTCTCAGCATCCATATAAAGGTCATAGAAGTGATTCTTACCAGCAGGAGTACCAATGAATAAAGCACCACCTTTAACGTCTGCAAGTGTAGGACGTATGATTTGTTCCCATACCTCAGGTCTCATTGAGGCATACTCATCCATAACAACATAAGCAAGACCAACACCACGTAGTGAGTCAGGTCTATCAGAACCCTTTAGATGTATCTTCCTTCCGTTAGTTAAGGTTATTCTAGCGGTATTAACATAAACATCTGCAATAAGACCCTCACCTACCTCTTTTAACATATCCCACATAATGTCCTTAGCTTGTTGAAAGGTAGGACCAATGTAGAAGACATCCTTAGAATCAGACTGTAAAGCTTTAA